TTCCGACCGCCACTGTCCTTATGTTCTGCCTGCCGTTCACGTCGGCGGCGGAGCTCCAAAGATGTCAGTGGAATGTACATCCTAATAACACAGCCGAGCCGTTCCGTATGGGGCGGCTTTGCTGTTTATTAAATTAACAAAACAGCAACGAGTGGCAGGTATGGGGGGAGGGTACCCCCTGCAAGGGTATATATGGACTACAACAGCGTCACTGCTCAAAAAACTGCGCTGAAAGAAATCAGAGGTGAAAATAATGGAATACGGACTCCCGTATCTCAAGAAAAAACTGGCACAGAAGTCGCTGAGAGTATCTACGAGATATCAGTATTATGAGATGAAAAACCGTATCAACGATTTCAGCAGTATGATTCCCTCTGACTTTCGTTGGCTCGCATACTCGCTCGGTTGGTGTGCGAAGGCTGTAGACAGTATAGCCGACAGGGTCGTGTTCGATGGATTCGATAACGACGACTTCCAGATCGGAAGCATATTCACTCTCAACAACCCCGACGTGCTTCCTGACAGCTCGATACTGTCTGCTCTCATCAGCTCGTGTAGTTTCATCTACATCGGGCGCGGTGATGACGGGTACCCGTTCATGCAGGTCATCGACGGCGGCAATGCCACTGGAACTATCGACACTACAACCAACCTATTGACCGAGGGATATGCGGTTCTCGAACGTGATGAACACAAAACGCCTACGCTCGAAGCATATTTCCGCCCGTTTCAGACTGACTACTACGTACACGGCAAGCTCGACGAGTCTATGACGCTCGTCCACAGTGCGCCGTATCCGCTACTTGTGCCGATTATAAACCGCCCTGACGCTCGGCGTCCGTTCGGTCACTCGCGCATATCACGCACCTGCATAGACATTACGCAGGCGGTTCTGAGGACGTTCCGACGTATGGACGTCTCCGCAGAGTTTTACAGCTTCCCGCAGAAGTACGTGCTCGGGCTCTCTGACACTGCGATAGAGGGCTTTGATAAGCCCAAGGCAACGATATCCTCATTCCTCGCGTTTGGAAACGACGATGAAGGGAACAAGCCGACAATGGGACAGTTCCAGCAGCAGAGTATGACTCCTTACATCGAGGAGCTCAAAGCGTTTGCTTCTGTATTCGCAGGAGAAACGAACCTCACTATTGACGACCTCGGCTTTTCGACGGCGAATCCTCAGAACTATGACGCTATTCGTGCGAGCCACGAGCAGCTCCGTCTTGCTGCCCGTAAGGCTCAGCGCACATTCGGTGTCGGCTTCCTTAATGCCGGGTATCTTGCCGCTTGCCTGCGTGACAACGTGTCCTACGACCGCCGCGCCTTCGCGAATACCAAGCCTGTGTGGGCGCCCATATTCGAGCCAGACGCCGCAGCTCTCGGAGCTCTCGGCGACGCTATCTACAAGATCAATCAGGCGGTACCCGACTTCATCGGTGCGAAGGCTGTCCACCGCATGACGGGATTGGAGAGTGACAGTGACTGAGTATGAGCAGCTTCGTGCTGCACTCGATAAAAAGCTCGCCGCTGACCCGTCGCTCCGGGCTGTCATTAAGCGAATCAAGAACGGCACGGCGACGCTCACGGACTCCGCTGAGTATGCTCGTGTGCTTTCTCATATACTCGGGCGTGAGGTTTCTGCGAATATTGTTGACCTCGACGACAGAGAGGGCATAGTCACACAGCTCCTTCGTGACTGCTACGGTGACGTCAATAGCATCTACGCGAAGACACAGACGCTCCTGGACGAACAGGCAGGTATACACATCAGACCTCAGCAGCCCGACTTTCCTGCCGAGCGTGTCGACCAGTTCACGCACTCGCTCATCGACCCGACAGTGGCGGAGAGCGTTATCAAGCGCCGAGCAAGAGCAGGCTGTGAGACGATAACCAAGTCCTTCCACGATGACTGTATCAAAAAGAACGCTCAGTTCCGACATGACGCGGGGCTGAAATGCTATATTGTTCGTATCGGTACGAAGTGCTGCGAGTGGTGCAGTGATGTCGCAGGAAAGTACGAGTTCGGCGACCAGCCCGACGGTATCTTCCGCAGGCACGATAACTGCGACTGCACTATCATCTACGACGGACAGGTGCTCCGCGGCAGGCAGAACGCCGACGGCTCACGCTCAAAGACGTGGGAAGAACTCCCGAACGCTAATGCCGCAGACTACACAGCACCGTCACTTTCCGATGAGCAGGGCAGAGCCATCGAGCAGAGGAATCTTGCACAGATCAGAGGGTTGACAAGTAGTGCAAATGATGGTAAAATAAAATCAGAGAATGCATTCAACTGTTATGGTGATTATCTCCGTGATAAGATGGGTAGTGCATTAGAGAATCAACCCGATGAAGTACGTGATATCGTTGATGATGTAGTAAGGCTTGGCGGTTCTGTTGAATTCTTGCATGACAATACTAAAATGGTTTGCAATGTAGCATTAGGTGAGCCAGGACAAATTGAGGTCGATGAGAATATTTCTATCGGTGGTTTAAAACACGAGTACAGACATTTCCTCGATGATATGAAAAATGGTAATCCTGGATTAGGTTATTATTTACGTGACAAAGATGTATTTTTTGAATATGAACGTCGAGGATACATGGAAGAATTACTCATTGCAGAACAAAATGGCTATGATGATGTAGCAGACAAGATTCGCGGTGAGATTGAAAAGAGAAGGAGGGAGATTTATGGCGAATAAATCGTTGCTTGACAAGGTTAGCTTTATTTTTAAAACGGTTAAAAACCATAATACTGCCCCTGAAGCTCTCGATATGCTTATGAAATACACAAAAGAACATACTGACGATATGGTGTTGGGGCGTTTTTTTGGTTACTCTGTATCTGATTATTCAATAGCTGCTTTGAAATGGCTGAACACTGAAGATACCAATCTCAATTTTGAAAGAATAATAAAATCATTACCGTCACAAAGACAGCATGAGATAAACGAACTCGTTTCTAAAGAATTATATAAGCAATATTAAACCGCTCAGAAATGGGCGGTTTTCTTATACCCATTTGAAGGGGCTCGGGTTCTCCCGTTCCAGCGGCAGCGGAATGCCGTCTGCTATGCTTGCCTCCCTTCGGGAGACTGTTTCCGAGCCCGAAGCGAGGTGATGATAATGGCAAAGCCAAACCTCCGCCCCGACCATAACGGAACGCAGAGGGCGCAGTTCAACAGCAACAAGAAAAAGATATACGCGACGCAGACGGTCTGCGGTATCTGCGGGAAGCGAGTAGACTTCAAGCTGAAATTTCCGCATCCTCTCTCGCCGTGTATCGACCACATCATACCTGTCGCGAAGGGTGGCGACCCTTCCGACATTTCCAATCTTCAGCTTGCGCACATGACCTGCAACCGGCAGAAGTCCGACAAGCTTGTGCAGAAAATTGACTTTGCAGCAGCTCCCGAGCTTATATCGAACCGAGTGCTGCCTTTGACTTTCGACTGGAAGTCCCTTTGAGCCATTGAGCCTAAAACGAAAGGAGCGGTCTAATGCTCGACAAGCGTGTGGGCAGACAAGAACCGACTCTTTCAGTTGTTCTGCCATACTCGCACTCCCTCGGAGAGGAAGCCTGCGAGCTATACAACAGATCCCGCCGTAATACAATGCCATGGCAGGAGCTTATGCTCGAAGACATCATGGCAGTGGATGAAAACGGGCTGTGGACACACATGAAATTCGGCTGGTCGATACCGCGCCGAAACGGAAAATCTGAAATACTTATCGCACGCGCCATCTGGGGTATTACTCACGGAAGGCGCGTTTTGTATACCGCCCACCGAACGACTACGTCAAGCAGTGCGTGGGAGCGGTGTGTCTCGCAGCTGTCGGGAGCAGGCTACGTTGAGGACGTCGATTTCAAGACCTATAAGACCCGCGGCACAGAACGCATCGAGTGGCTCAGAGATAACAGCGGCGCCCTTATCAACTTCCGCACCCGTTCAAGCAAGGGCGGACTCGGTGAGGGATATGATGACCTTATGATAGACGAGGCTCAGGAGTACACCGCCGATCAGGAGAGCGCTCTCAAATACGTCGTGACGAGCTCACCGAATCCGCAGACACTTATGTGCGGAACTCCGCCGACGGCTGTATCATCGGGTACAGTATTCCAGAAATACCGACAGAATACTCTTACAGGCAAGAATACAAATTCAGGCTGGGCAGAGTGGAGCGTTCCGAAGCTCTCTGACGCTTACAATGTAGAGCTGTGGTATGAGACCAACCCGTCGCTCGGGTATATCCTCAGTGAAAGAACTATCCGCGACGAACTCGGCGACGACCAAGTTGATGATAACATACAGCGTCTCGGTCTGTGGATTGTGTATTCTCAGAAGTCGGCTATCAGCCTCAAGGAATGGGAGAGTTACATCATAGAAAAGCCCGAGCTCCGCACGCCGACCAAACTGTTTTTCGGCGTGAAGTACGCGAAAACGACCGCGAATGTTTCGCTCTCGGTTGCCGTCCGTACATCCGATAACAGGGTGTTCATTGAGGCTATAGACTGCCGACCTACGAGGGACGGTAACAGCTGGATAATCGCGTATCTGCTCGCGAACAGTGCCGAGAAGGTCGCTATCGACGGCGCGGGCAATCAGAATATCCTCGAAAACGAGATGAAGGACGCGGGAGTGAAGTGCAAGGCTATCCTCCCGAAAGTTTCTGACGTTATCGAGGCGAACACGCTTTTCGAGGGACAGCTTTTCGGCGGTCAGATATGCCACAGCGGACAACCCGCGCTTACGCAGGCTATATCCAACTGCGAACATAGGGCTATCGGTTCATCGGGCGGCTACGGATACACTTCCATTCTCGAGGGAGCTGATGTCTCGCTTGTCGAGTCCGTTTCTCTCGCTCACTGGCTATGCTCTTCTACGAAGCCCGAGAAGAAAGAGCAGATCATAAAATACTGATAAGCATTTGCTAAGGACATAAATGTCCCTCGCAAGTGCATTTTTTATACCCATTTTCAGAAAGGAGTGTCTGTATGGACAAGGATACACTCGAAAAAATCAACCGATTTACGCGGAGGGCGTTCAGAGACGATGAGCTCTATGCTTTTCCTGTCACTCTCTGCGACAATGACATCGACAGGGATATAGAGCGCTTTTCCGATTCGGCTCTTGATAAGATGAAGAGTCTTTTCATCGGCAAAACAGGTATTTTCGACCACTATCCAACGTCTGAGAATCAGACAGCGCGAATCTATGATACCGAGGTCATCACAGACCCGACGAAAACGACGAAATACGGAGCGCCCTATAAGTACCTCAAGGGTATGGCATACATGGTGCGTACCGACACGAACAAGGACCTTATCGCCGAGATAGACGGCGGAATCAAGAAAGAGGTAAGCGTCGGCTGTTCCGCGAATAAGCGTATCTGCTCGATATGCGGCTGTAATAAAAATGAGACAGCTTGCGAGCACGTCAAGGGCAAGGAATATTTTGGTAAGACGTGTCATGTGATACTCGACGACGTCACGGACGCCTACGAATGGAGCTTTGTTGCTGTTCCTGCACAGATAAATGCAGGAGTTACAAAGAAATATAATCCCGAAAAGGAGGAAAAGTCAATGGAATTCACCCCCATTACAACGCAGGCAGAGTTTGATGCTGCTGTTCAGGCAACTGTTGCTTCTGCGGTTGAAGAGACCAAGAAGCAGTATGAAGGCTGGACATCTCCCGAGGACACTGCCAAGCTCACGAAAGAGCGCGACGACGCAAGTGCTCAGAACAAGGCGTATGAGCTGAAAATGCTCAAAATCAAGACCGCAAGCGAGAAGGGCATACCCATAGCTCTCGCCGACAAGCTCGCGGGCGAAACTGCCGAGGATATCAGCAAGGACGCTGACGCGCTCGCAGGCTATCTCGCACCCAAGAAGCAGCCCTCGCCAAAGTTCTCGGGCGATACGGGCGCCACAAACTCAAAGACCGCTGCACAGCTCTCAATGCTTGCCGCGCTCGAAAACAACTAAGACAGGAGGATAATTACTATGGGAACCATTACATCAGCAAGCACACTTTTTCCTCATGAGCTCTCGCTTGGGATGTTCAACAAGGTAAAAGGTCATTCCTCACTCGCGAAGCTCAGTCAGAGTGAAGGCGTACCGTTCAGCGGTACTGACATTTTCGTCTTCAGCATGGACGGCGAAGCCGCTATTGTAGGCGAAGGTGATGAGAAGCCCGCAAACGAAGCGGACTGGTCGCCCGTGTCTATGGTACCTATCAAGGTCGTATATCAGCACCGCGTGACCAGCGAGTTCATGAAGATGTCAAACGAGAAGAGACTTCCTTATCTCAACGCATTCAGCGATGGCTTCGCAAAGAAGATAGCAAGAGCAATCGACATCTGTGCTATCCACGGTGTTAACCCCAAGACAAACACCGAATCGACAATCATAGGAAACAACTGCTTCGACAAGTCAGTAACAGCCACGGTAACATACAATGCTTTGACCCCCGACGACAACATCGACAGTGCAGTATCGCCTATACAGGCAGCTGAGAACGACGTTACGGGCATTATCATGTCTCCTGCGTTCGGTTCAGCTCTCGGCTCAATGAAGATGGCTGATTCTCACGCACCCATGTATCCCGAGTTCCGCTTCGGCTCAAACCCCGGTAACTTCGGCGGAATGAAGGCAGATATCAACAGCACAGTATCATTCGGCAGTAGCCTTGACCGTGCGATTGTCGGCGATTTCGCAAGTGCGTTCCGTTGGGGCTATGCTGAGGACGTAACGTTTGAGATAATCGAGTTCGGTGATCCTGACGGACAGGGCGACCTCAAGCGCAAGAATCAGGTATGCTTCCGCTCCGAGGCGTTCATCGGTTGGGCTATCCTTGATGCAAGCTCGTTTGCTCGTATCGTAGCTTCTGCTTGAGGTGAATAATGAATAAGTACAGGAATATCCGCACCGGAACGGAAATAGAAATACCCTCTGAGCTCATCTCACCCGACTGGAAGCGTGTTGACGATTCTGATACAGAGCCCGACGAGGAGGAACAGAGTAATGGCGGTAAGAGCGTACGCAAAGGCAAGCGACATAACAGCGCTGGGGATAAGCCTGACGAATCAGCAGAGTGAAGCGGCAGAAGTGCTGCTTCCGACTGCTTCTGCTAAGCTCAGGAACATAGCTAAGAGATATAGTATGGATCTTGATGAGATGGTAGACAGCGACGAAGACTATTCAGAGATAGTCAAGAACGTCGTTATCCAGTCTGTTGTCAGGGCTATTAATGCTATATCCGATAATACCCCGGCGCTCTCTCAGGGATCGGAAACGAATGGCAGCTACAGCATATCTATGACATATCTCAATGCAGGGCAGTCACTGTACTTCCTGCGGAACGAGCTGAAGGAGCTCGGACTCAAACGGCAGGTATACGGAGCCCTTGAGCTTTACGGTACGGAGGAGTAAAACGATGTTCACAAATATGACAGGCTGCACAATCTACGAAAAGACTGTGCTCAATCGGTCGCCCACATACGTCCGTCACGTCACAGGGCACATTTACTGGCAGCCGTCGGAGGGACAGGCAGGCGGAAAGGACAGAGAGGCGCAGGATGAAGCGTATGTCTGTATTCCTGCCGCCTCTACGGATTACCTGCCGAAGCCTGACGACAAGATATACAAGGGCATCGTTAACGCCGAACAGCCCCCGCAGGGCTCGCACACGATAATGAAAGTAAAGGACCTGCGCTACGGCTCGCCGAGAGTACAGCACATTGAGCTCATCGTGAGGTGACAAATATGATCGAATTCAAAGGGCTAAGCCTTGCACCCGATTTTACTGCACGTTCGGAGAAGAACATCCGACAGGCGCAGAACTACATCGACAACGAGGTAGTTCGCCGCCTTGAGGACTATACGCCTATTGCTGATCACAAGTACCCCAACTGGGGCAAAATGAGCAAAGCGCATAAGGTGCAAACTCCTGGAGTTATCATCAATACCGAGCCTAAAGCACGGCGTGAATACTACATTAACAAAGGTTATTCGAGCAAAGATGGTCACAATCGAGGCAAGTTCTGGCTCGAGCGAATGAAAGCCGACCATAAGGAAGACATTCTGAAAGGGGTGAAAGGGAAATGAGTATAAATTCAATCATCGAGTGTATCCGCAACTACATCGTGACATTTCCTCAGCTCAAGGACGGTTGTCTCTTGGTTGACATTCTCGGAAACAAGCCGATTGAATATGTAGTCGAAACAGTCCCGTGCGACCCGATATACAAGCGTTACGTTGACGGAGACTGCCAGAAGCAGTTCCTGTTCATCTTCGCGAGCCGCGAATATTTCGGCGAAGAAGTGACGCAGAACATCGCGAACCTCGGGTTTTACGAAGACTTTGCTCTTTGGATCGAAGAAAACAACAGGGAGGGCATATTGCCCGACCTCGGTGATGGACGTTCCGCAGTCAGCCTCGAAGTGCTGACTGGCGGATACGCCTTTTCCGCCGAGTCAGATACCGCGAGGTATCAGACACAGCTACGACTAATCTATGAGGAGGATTAACTATGGGAATAGTTGAAAGACACAAGATTCTCGCATTCTACGGCGTCCCCGGGACTGGGACTACAGTGACCTATCACCGTATGAAAAAATTCACTCAGTTCTCGGCGAGCAAGAACCCTATCGAATACAGCCGTCAGTACGTCGACGAGCCCTTCCAGCAGACTGACGTTGTTGGATTCGCGCCTTCGTACGCATATGCGTTTGATAGGCACACGGGACTTGATGTTCAGAACGACATAATCGACATCACTGACAATGAGAAGCTCGGCGATGAGGCAGTGCGCAGTATCATCATTGTTGATACCACAACCGCTACAGGCACTACTACGCTCACAGCCGACGCTAAAATGCGCAGCTACTCTGTTATCCCCAATACTGAGGGTGACAACATCAACATTTACACCTACAGCGGCAATCTTAAAGCCCGCGGTGAGCTGTCTGATGTTACTGTATCGACGTCCGACGACTGGCAGACGGTGACAATAAGTACATGAAACGACGAGGAAGTGTCCCTCGCTTCGGCGTCGGACAGCGACCTCGAAGAACAGACCGAAGAACAGGATAATGAACCTGAATAATGAAAGGATTTGAGCCTATGAGCCACACTACATGGGAAACGAACGGAACATCATTTGAGTTTGACGTTACCGATGCCGACGACTGTGAGCGCTACGAGAACGCTCTTGAAAAGCTAAGAAAAAACGAGATGAACATCAAGAAGGACGGAAAAGAGTCTGAGATTATCAGAGCTTTCTGTAAGATGTTCGGAGAATTCTTTGACGAGGTCCTCGGTGAGGGAGCTTCGGAGAAGATTTTCGCAGGCAAGAAAACGAGCTTCACTGTATATTTCGAGGTATATGACGATTTCCTCGCTTTTGTCAGAGGGCAGAAGGACGGAATGCAGGAGCGCTTCGCGAAATATCAGCCTAACCGTCAGCAACGCCGTGCCACTGCTAAGAAGAAAAAATGATAAATGCGTTATACGAGCCATTACCCGAGAGTATCACCGCAGACGGTATCAAGTACCCGATAATCACGGACTTTCGGGAATGGTTCCGCTTCGCAGATTTGTTGGAGGACGACGAGCTATCCAAGAGGGACAAGCTCCTGCTGATGGTACAGTGGCTCCTCGAGCCTCCCGAGTCGATAACGGACGAACTCATATTCGCGATACTCGACTTTTACAGAGCACGAGCGCTTGAACAGGACATACACGAATACTCGGCTGCTGATGACGATGATACCCCGCCGCCTTCGCCTCCCGTCCTGAACTGGAAGATAGACGCTCCTTACATTATAGGCGACTTCCTGAGATACTACGGGATAGACCTGCTGAATGCTGAAATGCATTGGTGGCGCTTTCGCTTGCTGTTCTCGGCTCTTCCTGCTGAATCTCAGATAATGACGCGAATCGGATATCGCAGCGTTGACCTCGGTCAGATCAAGAGCGAATCCGAGCGCAAGCGTATCATGAAAATGAAGCAACTGTACGCACTGCCTTTCGAGCTCGACGAGGACGACATTGCGGCAGTTCTCGGAGGAGGGATGTGATGTATAAAATTCTCATACCGCCGACTGAAAAGAAATGGCTGCGCTGCCCATATTGCGGCGCTAAAACAATCATATATGATAATTCCGCCGAATGCCGCGGCGTACATATCAAGTGTACACGCGGCTGCAAGCGAGAATTTGAAGCCATAATAAAAAATGGAAAACAAGTAGTACAATGAGCCTATGAGCCGTACTGTTCCATGCCGTAAGGAGGGATAGTATGGCATTTG